CGGGCGCATGTCGCGCACCACGATCCGCCCCTCGACATTCTCGACGCGCAGGACATAGCCCACACCCTCGATCGTGATCGCCCGCTCCTCGGTGGTTGCCGTGCCGGTGTCGATCGCCGCCTGGACGCGCTGCCAGTCTGCGGCCACCACACCTTCGCCCAGGCGGCGCGCGGTCTCGGGCGGCAGGGTCACGGTCTCAAGCCTGCCACCCAGGCGCTGACCGCCGGTCGCCACGGGAAACCCCGCGCGGCCCGCACCGGGCGAGCGCAGGAAGCTCTCGAACGCCGGGCCTCGGGTCAGGCTGGCGATGGCCTCGCGCGCCATGTCAGGGGCCGCGCCGTCCAGGCGGTCGGTCGTGGTCGCGCGCAGATGATCCATATTGGCGCGCCCGACATTGTAATCAAAGCCCGGATCCACGCCACCCGGCACCTGCCGCGTCTCGCCGGTGCGCCGGTTCACCCAGGCACGCGCGGGAGCGGATGGCGGATCCGAGGGCACAAGGCCGCGCCGGGCGATGTCGCGGTCAGAGAGCTGCTGGACCGTGCAACGGCAGTTCCAGCCATTGGGCGGCGCATGCTGGTCCCACCAGGGATCATCCCAGCGCAGCACCGTGTCATGCCAGCGCCGGTGCTGATCGCGCGTGCGGTCATCAAGCACGGCCACATAGCGCAGCCAGGGCCGTCGCTCGGCCACTTCTTCGATGCGCTCCCAGCGCCCGGCGGCATAGGCCATGCGCAGGTTGGTGTCATAGATGATGCGCAGGCGGCGGGGTGAGCCCAGCTGGACCTCGCGGGTCTCGCCGGTCAGCGGGTCGGTCATCGACTGCCGCCCCCACCAGCCGCGCTCCTGCAGGGTCGGCGTCAGGCGGCGCTCGAACTCGCGCAGGGTGATCCCCTCGGAAATCGCGGCATCGACCGCCGTGCGGATATCGCTCAGCAGATCGAGGCTGGCAACCTTGGCGACGGTAAAGTCGCGCGAATGCTCCTCGCGCTCCATGTCCCGCCAGTCGAAAGAGACCCGCATCCCCTTGCGCTCGAACGCCTCGACCGCCTCGCGCGGCGGCAGCCCGAAAGGATCAGTCCCGGTCAAGGTCAGCCTCCAGCCGCCCGGCAAGGCGAGCGCTGAACGTGCCCCGCACCAGCAGCTCCTCGAAGGCGGTGGTGTCCATCTCTCCGATCAGCGCGGCCAGTCGGTCGCGGAACTCTTCCAGGCTGCCCACCTCGCCCAGCAGGCGCTTCACCGGATCCAGCATCGGATCGACCGCCTCCTGCCACTCGCCCGCCAGATCATCAGCCAGCGCGTCCAGCGCGTCAGGCGCTGCCGCATGACAGCTGCAGCCCGGCGCATGACCCTGCGTCTGCAGCGCGGGCGGTGGCGGCGCGGGTGGTGGTGGTGGCGCGGCATCGGGCGCACCCATCGGGCGCAACAGATCGCCCGTCTCGTCAGGGTCAGGCAGGCCCATGCGGTCGCGCACCACGCTCTGCTCGACCTTCAGGCCGCGATCGATCAGTGCCCCGAGCGCCTCGGCAAACTGCTTGCTGTCGATCGAGACCGGCAGCCCGATCGAGATCCGGGGGTAGCGCTTTTGCGGGTCCTCGGTTCAGGTCGATCAGCGGGCGCACGATGTCGCGGTTGAGCGCGCTGGCCAGCTGACGGGCATCGGCGCGCATGATGTCGCGGCGCACATCGTCATGCACACGCGCGGCGGCCAGCGATCCGCCCGAGACCTCGGTGGTAAGCGTCTGGCCCAGCACCGCCTTGGAGATCTGCTTGTCGAGCCAGTTGGCGAGCTTCTCGTAGATGTCCGTGCCGGTGCCGCCGCCGGACTTGGCCGCCTCGACGAACTCGATCATCATGTTGGACGGGATGATCGCCGCCGCGTCCGAGCCGATGTTGGCGACCGCGCGCAGCAACACCTCCTTGTCGGCCTCGGTCGCGCCGGTGTGGTACTTGCCCACGCGCAGCGGCTGGCCATGGACCTCGATATAGGTGATCCAGTCCTTCAGGTCGTAGTTCTTGAACAGGTAGGCCCAGGCGGCGGCGCGCGCCAGCCCGCCACGGATCGGCAGGCCGGACTTGGCGGCGGTGAAATGGGAGACATACTTGAAGGGCCAGAGCTCCTCGGCACCCGACAGGCCCTTGAGATAGAGCGTCTCGCCGTCATCGCGGTCGAACTCGAACCAGCGCTGGTCACGCCGCTTCAGCCGGGCAGGCCACCACTGACGCTCGGACATGTCCCAGATGATCTCGGTGACCGAGAAGCCCTTGCCGATCGCGTCGAGAATATCGAACATCTCGTCTTCCAGCTCCTCGCGGCCCAGCCAGTCACGGATCAGGTCGGCATTCTCCACATCGCGCGGATCGTCCGAGGCGCTCTCGACGTTGATCTCCAGCTGCGCCACGGCGCGCTTGCGGGTGCCCAGCACCGACAGATAATGAAGGTCCTTCTCCTCCATCTCTTCGGCCAGCTCCAGATAAGCCGTCGCATCGCCCTGCTCTGCCATGTGCAAAAGCCGCGTCAGGCGCGCGGGCGTCAAGCCCTGCGCCGGGTGCCCCGACAGGATCGAGCGCACGCCCGACAGCGTCGGCTCCGCCTGCACCTGGCGCAGCCGTGTCAGCTCCACCGGCCGTCCATACTGGTCCAGCAATTTCGCCATCACCACGCCCCTCGCCCTGCAAAGCGGGCCGATCCGGCCCGGTCATCATGATCGCGGTCATCGCCGCGCAGCTCGGAGGCCGCGCGGTAGCCGTAATCGAAACTCTCGGCGCTGGTCGCCGCATGAAAATTCATCAGCGCCACGGCGGTGTCGGCGTGCCGCTTGCCACCATCGGTGCCCTTGGTGCGCACGTCGCGCGGCACCTTGCCCACACCGCCGATCATCATGATCTGGCGCAGATCATCGCGCACATCCCGGTCAGCGGGCAGGCGGATGGTGCGGTCCTCGAACGCGCTCCTGAAGCCCGGCGAATGCTCGCGGTACCAGGCATCGGTGGCGATCAGCTCGGTGATCATGTCGGGGCCGAACTTCTGGCGCGCCTCCTGCGCCAGCGCCATGCCGTTGCCGTTGGCGTCAAGGATGCCTTTGGCGAACCGGGGCAATCGCTCGACGATCCAGAACAGCGCCTGCTTTTGCTGGTCATAGGGGCACTGGCGCAGCTCGACGATCAGCGGCACATGGCGCACGAGGTCCTGCGCGGTATAGCCGATCACGAACGAGGTGCGGTCCTGGCGCATACCGAAGTCCTCGCCCAGGGCGAAGACCCCCATCTCGGGCGTGAAGCCCTGCACGATCGGCCCCAGCTCGCGTTCCAGCCAGTCGCGCATCTCAGCCCGGCGGTACTGCTCGGGCAGATCGACAAAGCTGGTCCCGGTCGACTGCCAGCGCCTGACCACATACTCGGGTGTCGAGGCCGCCTCGATCCAGGCAAGCGGCAGAAGAACCCCTTCACCTTCGCGCGGGATCGCGTCCAGCTCCTCGCGCATCGCCTCGACGCGCGTGCCATAGGACCGGCGTACGCGGGCATACCATTCGCGCTTGGCCTCGGGCGTGGGCTCCCAGCCCCGGATCAGACAGACGCGCTCGTAAAGCCCGTTCTCGACCGCATCATCGAAGGTGATGCGGTGGATGCGGTAATCGTAGCGCCCCTCGCGGGTCTCTTTGATCAGCTCGTTAAACGGGTTTAAAGCGCCGTTATGGGTCGAGATGATGCGGATCACGCCGCCCCAGATCAGAAGCGCGTTGCAGGCATCGATCACCGCCGCCACGTTGCGGTGGAATGCCGCCTCGTCGATTACCACCCGGCCCTGAAGGCCCCGGATGTTGGCGGGGTTCGATGACAGCGCCGACACCTGAAACCCGCTGGCAAAGCGGATGCGGTAGGCGTTGATGTAGCGGCTGGTGCCGTCGGGCTGCTTGTCCTCGAACAGGAACTCCTCGATCTCGACCAGCTCGCGCGCGATGGTCTTGGCAAAGCGCGCGCAGACCGAGATGAACTCCAGGCCCTTGTCCTTGGTGTCCCCGATATACCAGGTGTGATCGCCACCGGCGGCGCGCGATGCGGCCGCGATCAGGGTGCTGTCCAGCGCCTCGGCAAAGGTGATGCCGGTGCGCCGCCCCTTCTCTGCCAGCTTCAGCGGCGACTGGTCTTCCACCCAGGCGCGCTGGTGCGCCATGAGAATGCCATCGGCCAGCGGGTCAAGATCCTCGGGCGGCAGCATGCCGGGGATCTGATCGTCGACCGGGCTGCGCGGCGGCTCATCGTGGACGCTCGGCAGATCATTCATCCGCCAGCCCGCCCCACGCCCAGGAAGCCGCGCCGCAGCTCGGCCAGGCGCTCGGGCGACAGGCCTCTCTCGCCTGCCTCCTCGGCGGCAGCCACCGCCTCGTCCAGCTTGCGGGCGAACTCCTTGCGCACCAGCGTCTCGCGGTCGACATCCTGCTTGGAGGCCTGCACCAGCTTTTGCAGCGCGGTCGCCATCAGCATGGCCTCACGCGGCTCGAACTCGGCGCGCTCACCCTCTTCGCTGATCATCAGCCGGGTGACGAGGCTGTGCATCAGCTCGATGTTCATCTTGGCCGCGCGGCTTTCGGGTGCATCGCCGTATTGCTTGACCAGCGCCTCGGCCACGGCGCGCGAGCGCCTGATCTCGTCACCAATCTTGTCGAGCTGCTTGACATGACGGCCGAGCGCCGAGCGCGAGACATCGACCTCAAGCTCGCGCAGCTTGGACAGGATTTCGTCGATCGTGCGGCCCTTGCCGCGCAGATCAGCTATGGCCTCACGGATTTCTCCGGGCAGGCGCTGGATCGTGGAGGGGCGTGCCATGCTCTACCTCCGCGCATCCGGGACCTTGACGCCCTTGACCTCGATATCCCCGCTGACGACATACGCGCCGCGCTCGGTCAGCTCGACCACCAGCATCGTGTCGTCAAGCCATTCATAGGCCAGCAGGTGGCGGTGGTGCAGCCAGTCGAGATCGGCACGGATCACGTCACGGGTGACGCCCTTGATCGGACGGAAGCCCTGGCGCACGCCCTGATAGACGATGTCCTCGCTGGCGGTGCCGCCGATCTCGGCCAGCAGCTGCAGGGCGAACAGCCTGCGATGCTCTGCAATGAAGTCCCTGTAGCTCACTTCACACCCCTCATAAGCCAGTCCTCGATCCGCGCGACAGATTGCGACAGCCCGACAAGCTGCTGGGTCTGAAGCCGCTCCGCACCATTCAGGGCGGCGATCTGCTCTTTCAGCTCGGAGAAGTCATCGGCATTGGGCAGGTGCGTGAGGTCGCGCTCGATCAGATCGATCCGGCGGGCCAGCGTATCAAGCCGCGATGCCTGCACCGCGATATCGTTCTTGGTCGCCATGCCAGCGGTCGCGGCACGAAGCAGCCAGGCAACCATCGGAATGAATACCACGTTGAGAAGCGGCAGCCACTGAAGGAGATAGGTCATATCCATCATGGCTCACTCCGCGCGGCCAAGGTCATAGACGCAGGCGGCCGCCAGCCCCCTGATCAGGGCAACGCCACTCTGGACGGAGGAAGGCCCGCCATCACTGGCGAGCGCTGCGGCATGGTTGCGCGCGGGGCGCTCAAGCCCCTGGCAGATGGCCTCACCGCTCGGACCCGTTACTTCCGCCGGACGAGAAGTCGCGCAACCAGTCACGAGCATCATCACCATCAAGAGGCTTGTGATCAGCTTCATCAATTCTTTCCCTCGTCTCGATATAGTTTTGAAGGCGTGCGGCCTCCGCTTTGGTTTGTGCCTGCTTTTCGCCCTCGCGCTGGCCCCGGCTTTTCGCCAGGTTCCAGGTGCCGCCGATCCCCACGATCAGCCCGAGGATCAGGGTGATGATGTCGGGCAGCCAGCTCATGCCCAGACCTTCCGAAACACCAGCTGGTACTTCGGCGCGCGCCGCTCCAGCCACGCCCAGAGGCCGAACAGCCAGGGCATGATTGTCATGGCCAGATCGATCAGCTGATCTGGCGCGGTCAGCCCCATCCCCGCCAGCAGGCCGTCGAAATCGACGCCCAGAACATGGGCAAGGACCGTCGCGACCAGCAGCAGCTGGGCGTAGAACGAGCGCGCATGCCAGGCGGGCAGGGGTGGAAGTGGTGAATTGGCCATCACTGATACCCCTCAAGCCAGCGGGTGACATTGAAGCCAGGGCAGGCCTTGGCGGCATACTCGTTGTGCCCGCTGATCCGGGTGATCGGCGTGCGCATCGAGATCGCCTGGATCTGTTGCTCCAGTGTGACGCCCTGCTGCGCGGTGAAATGATCCGAGAAGCGATCCGTGGTGGCACTGCCGAAGCCGCCGATCAGGCAGATGCCGATCGTGCCGCTGTTGCGGCCCGCGACATGCGCGCCGATCTCGGTCTCGGGGCGGCCGGGCAGCATCGATCCGTCGCGCCCGATGATCCAGTGATAGCCGATGTCACGCCAGCCGCGCTCACGGTGCCAGGCGCGGATCTCTGCAATCTGCTCGCGCAGGGGCTGGCGGTCCATCCAGTTCGGGCGGGTGGCGGCGCAATGGATGATGATCTCGCCCACCGGGTAGCCCTTAGCTCCCTGGCGGATCACGCCCGACGCCGAAGTCGCGGCCTCGGCAAGCCGGGCATCGGGGCGGGCGGTGAACTGCTGGCGGGCGGCCTGCGTGCGCGGCCCGTCCAGCCCGTCGATCGGGCCGGGGTCAAAGCCGTTGGC